TCGCTTGTTGCAAATGCAAAAATTGAGTTATCAGCTTCTTTCAGATTTAACCTTACACCCAACATTGGAGTTTCATCACTTTGTATAACTTCCATGTTTACAGACAAGACTTCAAATACCTTTTGGCTGAAGCTAAGTCTTTCATTTGTTACATACACCCAATCCGCAGGCTGTAGTTTCATAAAAGACATATCCACAAGACAACTTATGGTCGTGTTAAATCTTTGATTGTTTAGGGCAAGCCTTCCTATCCTCTGTGCCATAGTATGAGTCACGGTGAACGGTAATTGTTTCTCCATTTGTTTCACATAATTTGGCTTATCATTTGCGACTCCGTCAGGAGTATCTTGTGTTAAGAAAGTAGAGTCTTGATAGACAGGTGCATCTGCTGCGATAAAGTTATTAGTTGAATCTACATATATAGGTTTTACTGTGTTGTAGAGTTCGCCTGTATTAGAGTTTGTAGTAATCTGAACAGGTGCTAAAAGATTGTCGTCAGTGATCGTCAAAGAAGGAGTTTGTGTTGTTCCTGCAAAGATGTTGAATTGACCATTGGTGTAGGAAAGTTTGCCTGCCATAGAACTTAACAATCCTTCAATAACTCCGCTACCACTAGCAGCAAAGTTCGTAAATCCATTGGCTGTGTATTTATCTTCAGTAGTGCTTCCGTCTGCTAATGTAACGTCAACTTCACAAGCGTTTGCGGCGGCTGCAACACCTCCTAGATTAGTAGTATCGTTTATTTCAGAACTTAAAGCCTTTAATCCATAAGTTGTATCTGTCAAATAATCTCTAATACAAAGGGCAGGATTAGTACCTATTTCTTTGCCACCACTGTCAGTCCAAGCAGTTTCACCACTTCTTGGATCATAAACTTTTTTGCCTTTAACAACAAAGGATATTTTAGGCATACCTCCACCAAACTTTTCTGGATCAAAGACCATTTGCATATAAACATAAGCGCAATCAAGAAACTTATCTGTAGATATCAAAGAGCTTTGTGCAACCGCATAAGCATTTGCTGCTGTTTGTGATCCATCTTCAAAACAAAATCTAACCAATCTTCCGTTAGAATCTAACTTGTTCTCATTGTCAGTGTTAGAGAATTCAGAGTTTGTTACTGTAAAAACAGTAGTGCTGTTGATTGTGCTAGAACTTGTTGTCAAAGTGGTGTCATTCAATCTCACACTTTCTAGGCTTTCTATCTCATGCCCTGCTAATACTACAACCATGTGTAATAAATAGTTGTCAGTTCCTGTAGTTTCTAAATGTACTGTAGTTCCACCGACACGACATTTACCATACACAATTTGTCTAGGTGCAGTAGGCGCTCTTGCTGCAAATTTAGTACCGAAATTCCCACCAGTTGCGTTGATACCTTTTGATGTCATCCCACCTATGACAGCAGATAGCAAGGTAGTACCAAATGTCACAACAGCCATACCTGCTGCTGTCAATGCTCCTGCTGCTGTCGTAAGTGCTGTGGTGAATCCCATAACTGCACCTGCTGCTATAAATACAACAAAAGCTGCTGTTACTGCTGCCCTAAATGCTTTAGCCATTTATTCTCCATGCTCTTACAACATCAACGTTACTTTTTACAACCATACCTTTATCATCTACACCAAGAGCGTGATAGCCATCAAACACAAAAGCCAACTCACTTTCCTCTTTATAAACACCGAAGTCTCCTTTTCTTATGTACTGTTTATCTATTTCTTCAATACCAGAAGTTCTATTTATTGCATTTTGTATTGCACTAGCCAATCCTTTGCCTTTTCCATATTTCAATATGCATTGCATAGCTTCTTCTTCTGTTTTCCATTTCCATTGTTTAGGTAATAGATCTTTTTTTGTCATTGCTTTTATAAATCCATTTGTAAACATGACACAATCCCATTCTCCCCAAGCAAAAGGTGTTTTTAGTTTTCTGTTAAGAAAAGTATCAAACTCTATTTCCCAATCTGGTACTTTCTTCATAGCATTTACATCATTGGGTTACTGATGCCTAATTCGCCTGTGTTTGAGTTTTCTGACGTAGTTGTTACGTCTTGTTTTTGACCCCATGCAATTTGTTTATCTGCCAAACTTTGCACTCTGTTAAAACCAGTATCTCCACTATTAAGAAATTCCTGTGACTCTACTGTGTATCTAAGATTTGAAGGTCTTTCTAAGTCTACCAATCTGTTTTCACAATCTATGGATATTGTTGCTCCATCTGGTGTATCTTGTATTGTTAGATTAGTCATGCGACCTTTAAACAATGTCATCTCGCCTGCACTTTCGTTTGAACCACCCATTTGAAATCCTAAGAATACGGTCACAGGTCTGTTTTGGTAGTTTTCTGTCAAAGCATAATTCAAAATAGTAGAATCCATGCCAGAAACAGATATTGATATACCGCTTGATTTAAGTTCTAAATCCTCTTCAACATTACTAATTCCAAGTAAAGAACCTGCTCCTGTGTAGGTTTCTGAGTTGACAGTTATATCATCTGTGCCTGACCATACTCTAATGTCATCAGTGTCAAACTCTGCTTTGACGGCAAAAAACATTTGCTGTGCATCACCACCAAGCCGACTGGATATTGCTGTGTCTATCCCTTGTCTAGTTGCCATTACACTACCTCAACACAAGAAAAACTTATGCCATATAAAGACGTTCTATCAGCACTCCAATCAACAGTGTTCTCCTGTAATCTGAATAAACCTTTTGGATTTTGGAAGATCACAAAATGTCCGTTAGCTAATGTTGATCTTAACTTTGGCTCTGTCTGTACTGCGTATTGGTTAGGACTACCGCTTGTCTCAGTTGCATCTTCTACAGCCATAACTAGCTGTACTGGATTTGCTGTGGTAGATGCCGCACCTAGTACACCAAGATAATCTCCTTTCTTAATTCCTCCACTATTGCTACCAGATGTTTTGAGGTTCAGACCTGTAGCACCTTTTACATTCATCTGTACTTTGCAACCACTTGTAGCACCTTCGTTGACTAATGTACTGTCAACTGTTACTACAGTATTAGGATTTGAACCATCTTTGGCTGTTATCTTATGTGTTCCATTATTAGCTTCATTGGTCATACCTGTTATATGTATAAAGTCACCAACTATCGCATTAGCAAATGTACTTGCATTTGCGGTTATTGTGTTTGTATTTGTAACAGTCAAAGATACATTAGTGTTAGATACCCTATTCTCGGCTATTAGGTGCGTTGTACCAAACGATCCTGTGTTCGTTAAAGCATCAGGGTCAGCAAACTTAAAATGGTTTGTAGTGCCTTTTAATTGCATAAGAAAGGATTGCCACTCTACAGCCTGTGTTCTGTTCAACGGCGGCAAAGTAACTTCTGCTTGCCAAAATACTGCATCAAACTCTTGTGTTAGTTGTTTGCCTGTAAATGGGGAAGCTGTCTGTCCTATTGCTCTAAATAAGCTAAAGTTACTCCTTACAAAGTTAGGAGTTGAAGGCATTGTTATTATCTTAGCCACGACCCATCAATCCTTTTCTATATGAACCACCACGCACTGCTGCTTCTAGCACTGCACCCTTTGTAACGTCTGATATTTGAGGTAACATCTTCTGTACTTCTGCTCTTACTGTTGGCACTACACCTGTGGCAAAGTTTACTGATTGATTAACTATGATAGGTGCGCCACCTCCCATAGCGTTCTTACTGTTCATATTGTTCATGATAGTACCGCCTGTGTTTGGTACAAATATTTCTGCTCCACGCTCTCCTACAAGTGTTGGTTTTCCTCTTTGGACTGTACCTCCACCTGCACCACCTAAACCTCTATTTATATTATTGATGCCTTGTATGGCATCAGTATTTAATCCATCAGCAGCTACCGCAGCAGGTGAGTTTGCACCAAATTTTATAGTAGGCAAAGCATTTGATCCTGTTAAACCAAAAACACTGTTAAGTATCTGATTCACAACAGCCATTTGCAAAAATATAGCTATAATTTGTGAAACTATATTTTTTGCAAAGTTCTTGAATGAATTTAATGCGCTTTCACCCTCTAAAAGAGAGTTCACAAAATCAGTTGTGAAGGCATTTGATGATTGTATGACAGCATCTTTCATCTCTCCTAAAGCAGTAACAGATGTGTCTGTGGCTTTAGGCAGATCATCAACTAACTTAGACATAAAGGCTTCAATCTCTGCATCTAGTTCTTCAATATTTTTCATGTTCTTTTCGTTATCATCAGGAAATAATTTATCTGCTAGAGAACCTAGTTTGTTCTTGATTGTTTCAGCTAACTCATCTACTTTGTCCGTAAACATTCCGATTCCTAAAACTGCTACTGACAACATAATAAATAGTGGATTCTTAGACATAAGAGCCATTGCAGCTCTTGCAAAACCTATTGCTTTAGTTAGTGCAATCATAGCGTTTGTATATAATACTGTGGCTACGATTGGCGCTTTGAAAGCGGCATATATACCTAATATCGCAATAAAAGTGTTCATTTGTCTTTGCAAAAATCCTAATATTGTACTCAGGGTTTGAAAAGCAACTTTAAGCACACCACCTATAAAAGTTCCAACTGGCCGTAGAGTTTGCAACAGACTGATTAAAGTCTTGCCTAAATCTACAAGTACATCATTTAATCCACCTTCCCCTATCGCCTTAAAAACTTCTGATACTTCGTCTTTGAAGTTTGAAAATACACCTGAAACTGTTTTTAATCTTTCTTCCAATGCAGTAGAAAAAGCCTCTTGTGATATTTGTCTTAAATGCTCAACTATAGAGTCAGCATCTCTACCTATTAACTCAGTGTTGCCCCTAAAATTAACTGCAAGTTTATCGCCTTCTACAGTTGCTTTTATACCAAACTGTTTGAGCATTTCAAATTCACCTGTAGTTGCGTTAAACACTGCTTGTGCTAATTGTGTGATGTCTTTACCTGACCCTGCTGCTAAATTACCAAAATCAGTTAAAACTTTGCTAGTTGGTGCAATACCTGCGTTTACTAATGTGGTGAATGCTGATGCTACATTTTCTAATTGGAAAGTCGTACCAGACGTAAATTTACGAACTAAGTCCATAGAAACAGCAGCGTTTTCTGCGCCTCCTGTTACAGCCCTAAGAGTAGCTTCTAAATCTTCAAAAGTTCTTGAAGTTTGTACGATCTCTCTACCTAAAAGACCAAAACCTATTGCTCCTACAACTTTTCCCATACCACGAAATGCAGTAGTTGTTCTTTTCGTTTGGGTTTGTGTTGTCGCTAATTTTTTATTAACGTCATCAAGACCTTTACGCAGAGCCTTTGTTTCTGCTGTGATAAGTATTTTTAGTTCATCAACTGTAGCCATTATTCATCTGGATATAATTCCATTAAATCTTTAAGTTCGTCATTAGTCATTGGTGTTTCTTTATTTCCACCGTTAAACTCAATAAAACCATCTATAGCAGGTATAATCTCGTTCAAAGTAGAATTCCAAAATTGAGTTGGTGACCAACCTATCATTCCCATACAGACTTCCATGAACCTTTTGATAGGCAATGATTCTTCACTTACTTTTCCTCTTGTGGCTTTTTTTCATCATCTACCTCTCCACCTGTTGTCAATACTGATGTCAATAAACTCGCTACAACTTGTGTTGTGCTAACTATTCCTGAATCCTGTATAAGTTTTTGTACGTCTTTGGCCTGTAAATCATTACCACCACCTCGTAAAGCAGGTAGTAAAACAGCCATCATGTCACCAACAGATATATCGCCTTCTGACATCTTTGTTGCTAGTTTTATGATGCCGCAACCTACAGCTTGCTCTATGCTTACTATTGCATCAATGGTTAGTCTTGCCTTATAGGTTTGACCGCCTAGTTCTATTTCAATCTCGCCCTTTAGTGGGTTTGTCATCTGACTTCTCCTGTTTTGTACTTGCCATTGCAAGTTTGATTTTTAAAATATTATCTCCCTCGTCTAATACACAAGAAAGAATGTCATAGGTCTTGCCATCAACATTAACTGTTGTTGGGTTTTTTCCTAACTGGTTGGCTACTTCAAGCAAATCACCATTCAACATAGATGGTATGTTGCCCTTAGCACCTTTAACTGTTACTGATTTCCAAGCCATTTATTAGACTGTGGCAAATGTTATAGCACCTGCGCTCTCAAAAGAAACACTGTAAGTAACTTCTCCATTGAACTCACCTGCATATTCAAGTGATGTTATTTGAAAAGAACCTGTAAATGTTCCAAAGTCAGGAACTAAAAATTGATAATTACCATGTGTATCAGCAGAAGCAGCAGTTCTTATACTTGCTTCACTAGAAGCGTCTGTAAATACACCACTACCAGAAACACTGACAGACCTTACTCCTGCACCTGCTAGTAATTCTCTTTCAAGATTTG